AGGAGGAGTTTAATCAATGGTTCGGTCAGCTATATAAAAGCGCTAACCTGAGTCAGACTAGTAAGCTGCAAGAGAGCTTAAGTGACCCGTTCGCACAGAGTATGCAGAGACTAATGGGAGGGAAAGAGCTTCAAGACTTTACTGACTAGTAAGTAAATAAAGCTTGAAGTTTTATTTATGTTTTAGTTATGTTTTGGGTGGTGGGTAGCACAACGGAAGTGCTATTTCCAAACCTAGTTCTTATCAGACCTATCTTGAGCCTGCTCGTCAGTGTACTTACCTAACTTATAGCGAGCTTTCTCAGACGTTAGAAGTTTAGCTATGTTAGCATCTAGCGTTTCTTGACGCGTTATGTCTAACTCCTGCCGTAAACCTTCCATATAAAACTCCAAGTCGCCTAACTCTTCAATCACATTTTCGCGGTCAAACGGCTTATTATATATTACAGCTTTCTTAGCTGCGTCTAATAACTCCCCTGACTCGCCAGATATACCTATAGTCATATGCAGTATATTACATTTACTAGGTGTTAAAGTAGCCTGTACATCTAAACCAGGTTTTACTAACGCTGCTACCATTTCTTGATACTCTGTTTTCATTCTATTTACTCCAGTGTTGTTTGTTGTTGTGCAAGTTATAATTTACAAGCGCAGCTATGAGATTATAATTACGCGTCTTAGCGTTATATAATAACTCCTCTAGCTGCGTTCGTGCGCGTACTACTTTAATGCTTTGTGCTTTTGTTAGATCCATATAAATTCATACCTTTTAGCATATAAGTTACATCGTTGAATAGATCAACCATAGTACCATCGTTAATAATAATGTAGTCCACAAGTAAACCATCAATACCGTCTTCACTAGTATGTGCTAAGGCTTCTGGTCCCTTTATTCTTAACTCCCCATCATCCCTTAGTACTTGTATAATATACCCGCCTTTATCCTTAATCATCTGAGCTTCATTATTATATCTTACGTCAGTAATAACTATAGGTACAGATGGACTAATTATTCTACCTTCGTCTATGAACTTAGCTGCACGTATAATCCATAAGTCTGGGTTCATACTTCTGCCCCACTCAGTACCTAACTTCTGCAGCGCTTTTCTAGGAGAAACTCCGTAGTCGTTATCTATTACGTCTTTAAGCGAACCTTCGGTGTGTCGCTCATCCCAACCAAATATAGCCTGTACTGCATCTTTCATTGGTTTAGCAAAAGCAGTCTGCTGTGTAGGTATATTACGCTTAATGTTTGTAGCTATCGTATCTTTACCTGCACCACTTTTACCAGTTATACCTAGTAGTATAGCTAGAGGTGTGTCTTTACTCTGCTCTTTAATCTTTAGTATTAACTCTTCTTTTTTATTCATTAGCTGTCCATTCTTCCAGTTGCTTCGGTAATAATAATACCAGATGTATAAGATAATCTAGTATCTATCATACGTTTAGTTAATTGAGGGTAAAGAATCTCTAAGTCCTCTACAGAGTATATACCATCTAAAACTACATTACAGTAAGCTGCAATTTCCGCTAACCATTCCGACCAGCGTTCTTCTTTAGGTCCCAGCTCTAATAACTGAGCCTTAAGTACTGGGTGATGGTTAACTTCTAGTAGCATACTAACGTAAGACTCAGAGAAGTAAGCTAGTGTACGCTTAACTCCTGCCATTTCTTTAGGTACATCTTTGTTCTTTTCTTTTAGGTGCTCCTCTACTTCTTTAGGTGTTACCTTGTCTACCTTTTTCATAAGCGCTCTCCTCTAATTTAAATCGTCACTCCAGTCATTAAATGTTTTAACCATAAAGTTAACTGTATATACTATAACTACTATAGCAAGTATGAATACACATATACTTACTGGTACGAAAAAACCCAACATAAATATATTCAAAGTAAACCCTTCAAATAGCATAAAGAGTAACCCAAAAACTGGACCTGCCAACATAATAAAAGCTGCTATTGCTAATAGTCTCTTAAAAAATTTCATTTAACTTTCTCCTTAATAAGTTACTTTCTGTACCTATAGTAATTAGTGTGCTCTGGTTTACTATATACGAAAGGTATACCTTTCCTGTGCGCAAACTTAACTGCTACTACGCTTATACCTCTACGCCATAATGCTCCATTTAAGGTAGATCTATTGACTTCATAAATCTCTGCTATCTCATACAGCTTATAACCAGAGCGTATGAGATTAAGTATCTGAGGTATATGTTGATCCCATAACTGAGGCGTACGTTTAAATGCAGCTTTAGTCATAGGTATTACAGGTATATCTAATTTCAATTCACTTAGTTTCATAATGTTTACACCTTTTATATGGTTATAAAGTAAGTAAGCGCAGTCACTAAACATATAGCTACTGCTATACACACGCCGAGTACTACTATCCCTTTAGGAGATAACGATCTAAACTCTTCAGCGTGTCTCCCTGCCTTGGCTTCTTCAACTGCTTTAAGTACCATCTTAAGTACCATCGCCTTACGTAGTTTACTTATCTCCTCTGTGTCATTTGCAGCGCGTATCTTACGTCTATCAAGAAATTTATTCATAGTTTATAACTCCCGTTCTTCTTGCGTTAACAAACTCCAATCTATAGTACCAGTGACTCCGCTGTCTCTCTGCTTTCTAACTGGGAGATAACCTTCCGAGCCTATAGCTTGAATCTTCTCTGCAACTTGTAAGCTATTAATAATCTCTATAAGTTGCTGTATCTTATCTAAGTCCTGATGTACTAGCTTCCATATACCTTTAAGTTTCATAGGCGCTTCAGCTGTATTAATTATATCCATTACTTTATTAGATATAGCAGAGTTCTTAGATTTACCGAACTCACCTAACGCCTTAGGCATTAAGTTCTCAGTATGTGTAAGCAGTGTATTAGCGTATACTACGTCTGCTACTTCCATTGTACTGCCTGCTCTTGAGCCTACTATAACTAAGGTCAGCTTTAATAGATGGGTTAAGCGGCGATTAGCGTAGTGCTCGAAGCGCACATCGTCTATACCGCTCCATCCGTGATATATCTTATCTAACAGAACCTCAGCCTCCTTACTCATTAGTACCTCTCCTTTAACACTCTCCTTAATTCTATGTAGTAAAGCTATTAACTCTTCTTGCTTAACTGTGTCCGGCGGTGGTGGAAAGGTATACTTAACTCCGCTAGGTTCACCATAAATAAGAAGTAACCTACTAAAGAAACCTTGACCTATAGCTTCTACAGGAAAAGCATTAGAAAAACCAGTAGGTGTGTTACCTCCTAAGATAGTAACTGTAGGGTGAGGTATGTATATACTATTTGAGTTCTTTAACTTGTAATCAAAGACACCTTCGTAGTCCCATAACTCACCTAAGATGCTAGCAAAATCTAAATTGTTAACTCCTATAAAGTTATTAAACTCATCTGCTGCTATGAAACTCTCCGCTGGTGGCTTATTAAGATAACTATCTGGGTCATCTGCTGCGCTCTCTCCGAAGAGATTAAAGTCCAGTATGTCATCTACATAGTCTCCTTCTCTAGCTACATCTAACTTAGTACTCTGTTCAGATAAGTCTAGTAGATACTTCTCTTGTCTAGTTTTCTTAGCGGCAAAGGTCTTATACCCTGACTGCTTCATTAACTTAGCACCTATCTTAATTGCACTAGATTTCTTAGTTCCCGGATTACCTATAAGCATAGTGTATAAGTTAGGGTATAAGGTAAAGTGACCATGTTTGAAATAGATAGAGCGACCAAGGTATGCAGACAGACAGGTAACTGCGGTCCAACGGTGGAAGAAAGTCGGACACTCTGTCTGACTAGTATACTCTAGATATAAGGTTATGAAATCTTTATTCGTATCCATGGAGTTCCTACTCCGCTATAAGTGCGTTAACTACGTTGTTTACTAGGATATACATTAGTTACCTCTTATTATTCTATCTTATTCTGTTTCAGACCAGTATTCAGCATAGCCTTTATCAAGATGTAAGCCTCTCTTAGCTCCTGCTGGTACAACGAAAGTTCTAACTACGCCATCGTATGCTTTAATAGTAACTGGGACTTGCATCCTCTCTACTACCATATCACATAAGTACTCGTGACCTATTCTGTACTGAAACTTTATAGAGTCATGAATCTGAGCTGATAGTTTAAAGTTCTTGGAGTGTTTTGGGTTGATAGCTATATCTTGGAATACTGATAGATAGCTACGGTTTAGTGTCTGTGCGTTTAAAGACTGCGGTGGGTGGGCTATGTAAGCATTAAGTGCTGACTTAGATTTAGTTGGGTTCTGAAAACAGTAACGTACCCAAGCTTTACCTGCGTACTCTGCATATAGTTTTTCGGCTGTATCTTTTAACACACCTAATCTAGTAGCTGTATGCCAAGGCCAATGTACTGCCTGACTAGACAATTTATTAGTAGCCGTTACTTCTTTAATAACTCCATTGTAAAATACATCTCTGATGTCTGGGTAAGTCTTATGAAACTGTTCGAGCAGATACTCAGCCACTTCTACGTGACCCCAGTATCTATTAAGACCTAGTAGCTGCTTAGCTCTCACTATATTCTCCTCGCCCATAGTAGTGATTAATACATAAGCTCCCATATTATAGTTAGCACCGTGATTGACTGGTTTACCTAGCTGACGTAAGGTTTTAGTTACTTCTTCAAAAGGTATACCGAAGAACATACTAGCGTTAGTCTTATGGAAGTCTTCGCTATGCTCTACATTCTCTATTAGCTGCTTGTCGCCTGAGATGTATCCTGTATCTCTAGACTCTGCTTGCTCTAAGTCTACCTCGCACATATGGAACCCAGAGTCTGCTTTGAACGTCTGTTTAACTATAGGTCCGCGAGGTATCTTCTGTATGTTATCTCCGCACCAGAAGTGATGAGACTTACTTGCCAGTCTACTAGTATCTGTAGCGTGCGGTCGTAAGGAGTATAAGAATCTACTACCTGTGCCGTCCTGTCTACTAAACTCCTTACCTGCTGTAAGGTAGTTGCTTATAAGTGTTCTAGATTTACGTATGTCTAAGATTAGATTTATTATCTTAGCGTTGAACGGGTGACGGAATCTAGCTTTCTTAAGATGCGTCTCGTCCGCAGACTTAAAGTCACCACAACCTAGTATCTTAAGTAACTGCTTCATCTGTATAGGTGACTTAACATTAAAGGGAGCTGCGTCCGGCGGTATATCTAGTATAACCCCTAAGCGTGCAGACTTCTCGTCTATAATAACCTGCTCCATAGCACGAGCTACTTCTAGTTTACTGGTATCTCTGTGTATACCTGTCATCTCTGACAAGTGACAAGGAAATACGATAGGAAACTCTAATAGATAATTGTTAAATACATAAGCAGGCGCTTCTAATAGCATAGCTAAGAAGGCGTTACCTGTACCCCATGTATCTAGTGCATTATATTTATAGTATTCATACAAGTCGTTAGTCTTAGCTAAGTCTTTCCAGTAGGTAGCTTCGCGTATAAAGAAACTGTTTAGAAAACCTAGGTCTTTAGGTAGTTCGCTGTACCAGCAATGAAAGAAGTTAGCTGTATCGTATAGGTAATTATATACTGGTGCAGAGTAGCGACAGAAGTAAGCTATATCGTACATGAAGTTCTGACCTACTTTAGGTCCTTTTAGTTCCCGATTCCACTTACGCATTATAACAAGAGCATACTCGGAATCTAGAGGTAAGACTACACTATGTGATTCTAGGTTACCGTCGGCACTAGTAGTGAATCCTGTATAAGATAAGCACTTAATCTGAGCGTCTTCTTGAACTGTCTCTACATCTATAGATATTAAGAAGCAGTCTTGCATAAGCTCAAACTGCCTAGCTTCTACTTCCGGTGTCAGTAATATAAAGCCCTTAAACTCTGTAGGTTTATACCATGTGTCTGGTTGAGTCAGTTTATTTATAACTCTTTTAGTCATGAACTTACCAAAAGGTACACTGATTAAGTGCTTAAGAGGCTTAATAAATACTATCTCTATATCTGGACAGTCGCTATCGTAACCTGCTAGTTTAAAGTAACTGCCGGCGTAGCTGTCTAAGCTAGGTGCTGCTCTCTGGTCCCAGTTTAATAACCTTTTAAGTAAACTTATGTTAGAGCTTATAACTCTATTGACTGCTTTCTGCTTACAGTACATCTTGACAGCTACCAAAGTAGTGACTTCATCTAGACGTAAGAAGGTAGTGACTGGACCTACGCAAGACTTTAAATGTGGTAGAAAGTCTTTATCATATACAGTACCCCAGAAGATAATAGCGTCATCTGCTTGAGGTGGAGCGTTATCTTTAGCTGCACGTAACTTAGCTATGTGCGCAGCTAGATTTAGCTTAGGGTTATTCATTGTAGATGCGGATGTAGATGCAAGTTTTATCATGATTGCTTTAACTCTTGTGTAAACTCACTAGTCTGTGTCTTTAGTTCTTTAAGAGCCTTTAACAAAAAATCTATGGTAGCTGAATCTAAAAGATGATAAGCTACTATATGTTTATAGTGCGAACGTACAGGTCTATCATCATGCAGCATTAGTATGTGCTGTCCTTTAAACGCGTCGTTCTCTACTTCTTTTATCTCTATCTTCTCGTTCTCTGAGTTTAGTATATATTTATTCATTAGCTGATTCCTCTAGTTATTATACTAGAAAAGCCTCAGACCATTACAGTCTGAGGCTTTATAAGTTACTAGATACTAGATACTAGATACTAGTGACGACTGGCGATTAAAGTACAGTAATCTCTTTAACTACAAGATAGAACTTTTCTTTATCGTTCTTATCTGCACGTAGACTTGTGATAATAACACACTCTACATCCTTAACCTGCTCAATAACATCGCGGATAGTTTCTAACTGCAACGCTTCTTGGAAAGGTTTAGCGCACTTCTTCAAGTTACCTTCACCGTACTCATTAGCTAACATGAACATAGTACTGCTAACATCACCAGCTTCAGGCGCTACATCTTGCGGGTCGCTAAGCTCTAAGGTCTCCATATAAGTAAACGAAAGATCTACTGCATCTTTGGCGTTAATTTTCTTTATAGAGAAGGCAGCCCTAACTTGGTGGGCACCAGCAGGGAATGTTTTAAACTCAGGTAAGTCGGCTAAGTCGTCTAGTTTTGTGTCTAACAAGCTATCTAAATCTGACATGATATTTTATTCCTAATAAGTAAATTAAATTAAATATATAATAATATATGTATATTATAATATATGTATATTATAATATGTTAGGATAAACCCTAACTATATGCACACTAGAATAGTAATTAAATTAAACTAATGTGCATTGAGTTAAGTATTAAGTTACTTCTTCCTAGCTTTAAGTCTAGCTAAGATATCAGCGGTGCTAGATACAGACTTAGTTTTAATGCCCGCTAAATCAGATGCTATCACCTTATTAGCCGTTGCTGCTAACTGTGCGGTCTGTACTGCTTCTGGCTTAAAGATAGATAAGAGACTAGGCTTCTCCATAGCTTCTACTGCTACAGAAGTTCTACTGCCTGTCATAATAGTAGTGGCATAGGTACTGCTGCTACTAAAAACATGTTTCTTATTCTTCCTTTCCGCATACACTACATGACCAAAGTACCTAGCTACATTACGAGAGAAGTTACGAGTACCGCCTACAGGCACCAGTGTTTTCTTATTACCTTCTGTCTCTACCTCAGCTTCGTGACTGATAACCACTACGTTATAACTAGCCTGTTGTAAGTAAGATAGAAACATATCTATCAGCTTACCTAAGTTACCCCAGTCATTATAGTTTAGCTTGTAATCATCAGCCTCACCTTTAGTTATATGACTTATAGCGGAGTTAGTTAGCTGTGTTAAGGAGTCGAATACTACTATAGTATTATGATCTAGCGCAGGTAGGTTAACTTCTACCATAGCTGCCCCGGCACGCTTACATAACATGCAGCTAACTTTACCATGCAGCTCGCATATACTGACGGGATCCTTAACCATCTTAAGTACAGTCTCTATAGCTATAGGGTAGCCGCGAGTATCAGGTAAGCTAATCAGCTCTATATTCTCTTGCCAAGCTTCTGGTAATTGAAACAAAGTATCGTGACCATTCTCCATATCTACCCATAATAACTTAAAGTGCTCCGCTAATTGCCCAGCTATAAGAGACTTACCTGTTTTAGGTGCCCCGTATACTATGACACTAGATGTAGCACTAACTTTAAGTGATTTTAAGTTAGCCAT